CCCGTGGTAGCAGTCGCTGCGGTCGCGACCCGGCGAGAGCGGACGACGGCGCTGGACGCGCTGACCGCGACGGCACGGGCCAGAGGGTATAAACCGGGGTGGGTTGGGATGCGGTTCAAGGAACAGTTCGGCTTCTGGCCGAGGGGGTTGTGATGAGCGAAGGACAGATTCAAGACGAGATCCGGCTGGCATTGTCGGATGAGCCGGGGCTGGTGCTCTGGCGCAACAACGTCGGGGTCGCGCAACACCGCGGCGCGCGCGTGGTGTACGGCCTCGCGGTCGGTAGCGCTGACCTCATCGGGTGCCTCGACGGGCGCTTCGTGGCCCTCGAGGTGAAGACGCCGACCGGGAGGCTAGCGCCTGACCAGCGGCGCTGGGCCGACCTGGTACGCGCCCGCGGCGGCTTCGTCGCAACGGTGAGGTCGGTCGCCGAAGCGCGCGCCGCCATCGCAGAGGCGCGCCGATGATCGCGTGGGAGGGCTACGGCAACCGCTGGAGACTGCATCCCGGCGTTATGGGCGCTCTGGTCGATGGCATCCACAGGGAGGGGCTCGCTACGATGTGCCGCCGCATTGGACTGCACCCGGTGGCGGTGGAGCTTGCGGCCTACACGGGCATCGCGCGCGCCGAGACGGTCGCCGCCTTGACCGCATGGGAGGCTTCCGATGTCGCATGACGTCTCGCAGGAGTGGGGGCTGGTGGACGGGAAGCTCGTCGCCGCGGCGACGATGCGTGGTGTTGCGCTGGCCGATCGCCCACCGATGCAGTGTCCGTTCTGCTTTGAGTGTGGTGATTGGGTTGCTGGTCGTGAGGTCACTCCGCACATCAGGCACAGGAGCGGGTCGGAATGCTCCAATGGAGGCGGTCCAGAGTCCGAAGCTCACCTTCGAGGCAAGCAGAGAATCGTTGAAGTGCTGCGCCAGCAGCATCGCATCGAGATCATTGTTTGCACCCTCCATCGAATCACAGCGCAATGGGTTGTGCCCTCGTGGGTGATTGCAGACGATGAGGTCAGACACTCGTCAGGACGCGTCCCTGACGTGGCTCTGATTAACGATCAGGGCGAGATCGTTGCAGCCATCGAGGTCTATCACTCGCACCGTGTCGATGACGCCAAAGCGGCATCGTATGCTCAGAGCGGAATCCAGTGGATCGAGGTTACTGCGACAACCGCTCTCGCATGGGCAGGGCAACCCTTTGTGTGCGCTGCGATGGGTTACAGACCGGAGTGCAGTGGATGCGAAACAGAACGCCAGAGACTGCGAGAACTGCGTAAGGAAAAGGCTAGCTACTGGAACACAGTTCCAAAGATTGATTACCCAACATCTGACAGATCGTTTGATCAACAGCGAGCCGATCACGAAGAGGAATGGCGCGAGAACCTAGCGGCAGAGATATCGAAAGCAAAAGCAGAAGAAAGAGAGGAGCAGAGGAAAGCGGATGTCCTAAAGAGGGAGCGAGCAGAGCAGATGTTGATGTCTGCTACCGATTGGGTTGCAGCCAACGCCGACCGCACCCTTGCGTTCGCTCATGCACTCGCCGCGGTGCCGTGCATCCTGAAGGTCTGCCCGTGCGGGGCCAGGACACCCGACATCTGGACGGGCGTCGATCAGACCGATGGCACCGTCCGCATCGACGGGGCGCGCATCACCTACGGGTCTGGCGACCGGGTCGCGTGGATCGACATCGACCCGGCGACACCCGACCCCCGGTGGCTCGCGGTGACTCGGCACGCGATCGTAGAGCAATCCTCTCACGGGGTGCCTGTCCACGGCCTGTGCTCCTACTGCCAGCATTGACGCCACCCGTATCGGTCTGATATGGGTCCGGGATGGTACAGACCCCCGTCCACCTCTCAGAGTCCGACCGAAAACTCCTCGCCGCAGAGGCCGCACGCGTAGGAACGTCGATGGCCGCGGTCATCCGTCGGCTGATCCGCGAAGCACTGGCGGCGCAAAAGTGACACCCGCCATCAAGATGTCGAAGCTCGGGCGGTCGGCCCTGCTCTACGCCTCGCAGTACGGGTTCCGCGTGTTCCCCTTGCACTCCATCGTCGATGGCAAGTGCACCTGCGGGTCGCCCGACTGCACCGGCACGAAGCCCGGCAAGCACCCGCGGACACCTCGAGGCAGCAGCGACGCCACGACCGACAGCGGCATCATCGCCAACTGGTGGACGAAGTGGCCCGACGCAAACATCGCGATCGCGACCGGCAAGGGGCTGGTTGTGATCGACATCGACCCCCGGCACGGCGGCGACGATGGCCTGGTCGATTGCCGCCGTCGCCTTGGCGAACTGCCCGACACCGTCGAGTGCCTGACCGGCGGCGGCGGGAGGCACATCTACCTCCTCGCTCCCGAGGGGACGACCGTCCGCAACTCCGCGTCGGTGCTCGCCCCCGGCGTCGATGTCCGCGGGGAGGGCGGCTACGTGGTCGCACCGCCATCAGGTCACATCAGCGGGCGCATCTACGCGTGGGAGGCCAGCAGCCGACCCGATGAGGTAGACATCGCCCCGATGCCCACGGCATGGCTGGACGCGTGCGCGGCCAAGCCGAAGCTGCGGGTCATCTCGGGAGGCGGCGGCGAGGAGACGCGCATTGTCGAAGGCGGGCGCAACGCCACCCTCTTTAAGATCGCCGCCTCCATGCGGACGACCGGACTCGGGGAGAGCGCCATCCTTGCGGCGCTCCTCGATCACAACGAGCGCGCGTGCGACCCTCCCCTCGACCCCGCAGAGGTCAAAGGGATCGCGACCAGCGCCTCGCGCTACGCCCCCGGCCTGTCGCCGGAGTACCAAGCCACTAGGGACGCCGCGACCGCCCGCAAGGCGGCTCCTGTCGAGACTACGGAGCCATCAGGCGCGCACGTCGATGCAGTCGAGGGCGATTGGGCGCACGAACTCATCACGACCCCGAAGGGCCACGTCAAGAACAGCTTCGCCAACATCTGCACCATCCTGCGCCGCGCGCCCCGCTTCGCGGGCCTCCGGTACAACTCAATGCGGCTACAGCCAGAGATGCCTGGGGAGGCCGTGGTCGATGACGCCATGCTGGGCGCTTGGCGCGAACACATCGAACGGACCTACGGCATCGCGCCCAGCGCCGACACGATGGCCGCGGCGCTGCTCACCGTCTCCAGCGAGCGAGCCTACCACCCCGTCCAGCAGTACCTCGGGTCGCTCGTCTGGGACAAGACGCCGCGCATCTATGACGTGGCCGAGCAATACCTGCGAGCTACCCCGTCGCCGATCAACATCGCGGTCGTGACGTCATGGTTCATCGCCGCGGTCGCCCGCGCGTTCGCCCCGAAGAGCGGCACTAAGGTGGACAACGCGCTGGTGCTGGTTGGGCCGCAAGGCACCAAGAAGTCGAGCTTCTTCCGCGTACTCGGGGGCGAGTGGTTCAGCGACTCAGGCATCGACATCGAGAGCAAGGATGCCCTGCTCCAACTCCATGCCGCATGGATCTACGAACTCTCAGAACTGGACTCCACGACCAACAGGGCGCACAGCGGGCGGCTCAAGGCGTTCGTGACCTCACAGGTCGATACCTTCCGGCTCCCCTACGCGCGGGGCATCAGCACGACCGCGAGGACCAACGTCCTGGTCGGTACAACGAACGAGGACGCCTTTCTGTCCGACCCGACCGGGGAGCGCAGGTTCTGGTGCGTGAGGGTCCGCGGCGTGGTGGACATCGCCGCCCTCACACGCGACCGCGACCAGCTTTGGGCAGAGGCAGTGACCCGGTTCCGATCCGATGAGCCGTGGTGGCTTGAGACCCAGCAGGAGGCCGACCTGTCCGCAGCCGCAGAGAGCTACCGCGTGGCCGACCCGTGGGAGGTCGATATCGCCCGGTGGATCGACGCCAACCGCGGCGGCGCACCGATCACGACCGCGGGCATCCTCACCGGGGCGCTCGCCCTGGAGATCGGCAAGGCCCAGCAGAGGGACGCCATCCGCGTCTCAGGCGTGATGCGTAAGCTGGGCTACCGCAATATCGTGCGGCGTTTCGGCTCAGATACGCAGCGCGTCTGGCTTCACGTCGAAGAATAACCCTAATGTTACAGGTGTTACAGTCTGTTACAGTCTCCGTGGGAGAGACTGTAACAGTCCAAAACGCTTGCCCGCTAGCGTTCGGTGAGTACTGTTACAGTGTTACACCGCTCTCTTATAGAGGGGTAGAGATAAGAGAGCGGGTGGGAGCGCGCATACACCCGTACCCGCGTAAGGAAAACACCCCAAAACGCGTAACACTGTAACGCTTGTTTTCTCGTGGTTTTCGAGCGTCGGGGCCGTTTCGGGGTGTAACACGGCTCGCAACGCTACGCGTCAAGCCGCGTCAACCTACACAAGCACACATGTACGCGTGACGCGGGTGGTCACATCCTTGACGCCCGCCGCGGGTCCGCACACAATGCCCGTCGTGCCACCGCGCCGCGCCGACAGGGACCACGAACAGCAAGCCGCCTGGGGCGAGATACGCGAGGCGGCTCAGGACGCCTTCGACGCGCGCAACGGCATCGAACCCGTGTACGTCGTCGCCGTCGGGCGAGAGGTCCATTGCACGAAGACGCTGCGCGAGCTCGCCGAGGTGACGCGACGCGAGCGGCTGCGGTGGGGCGTGCGCTGGCCAGAGGACGGAGCGAGACGGTGACCCGGTGGCAGCGGACGCGCGTGGGCTGACAGGTGGCTCGCGTCGAATACGACCCGCGCTTTCGCGGCATGCTCAACGCCCTCCGCGGGGGGTGCACCTTCGACACGGCCGTCGGCACCGTCGGGCTGAACTGTCGGACGTGGTATCGGTGGGTCGCCGCGTGTCGTGCTGGTGAGCCGCCATCGCCCGAGATCGAGGCGCTCGTCACCGACGCTCACGCGGAGTACGCAAGGGCCACCGCCGCGCTGATGGCGACGATCACCGACGCGGGGGAAAGCGATTGGCGCGCCGCCGCGTGGGCAGTCGATCACCGCGTCACCGACCGCCGCCGCAAGGCCGACGCGCGACGCGCGAAGTGGGAGGCTGAGATCGCAGAGCACCGCGCGAAGGGCGACCATGTCGAGCGGCACGAAGTCTCCCTTGCGTCAATGACGGACGAAGAGCTTCGGGCGCACATTGCTACCCTCGCCGTCGGCTGAACTTCTCGCCCGCGCGATTGCGATGACCGACGCACGGGCGGAGATGCGCCGTCGCGAGGAGCCGCTACTTGACTTCCTCCCGCGGCACTGGCCGGGACTCATCTCGCCGCGGCACCTCGCGCCACTGGCGTCCCTCTTCGAGCGCGTTGCTCGCGGCGAGAGAGTGCGCGCCCTCGTCTCGGTTCCGGCGCAGCACGGGAAGACGACGCTGCTCCTCGCGGGCGTCGCGTGGCTCCTACGCCGTCAGCCGACGTGGCCCGTCGCGTACGTGACCTATGCGCAGGACCAGGCCGACACGCAGAGTATCCTCGCGCAACGAGTCGCGTTGAGCGCGGGAGCGATTACCGGGAGCGATCGGCAGACCCTCCGCACGTGGTCGACGCCGCGCGGCGGGTCGGCTTTCTTCACGGGCGTCGGCGGTCCTCTCACGGGCAACCCGGCGCGCCTGCTCCTGATTGACGACCCGTATAAGAATCGCATTGAGGCCGACTCGCCACTGACGCAATCGCGAGTCGAGGATTACCTCACTAGCGTGGGCCTCACGCGACTTCCAGAAGACGGGAGCGCGATCAGCGTGCACACACGCTGGAATGAGAACGACTTAAACGGGCGACTCGGCCGCGGTGAGATCGGTGCGGGCGATTGGGAGACGGTCAACCTTCCCTTCCTGAGCAATGTCTCGGGCGAGGCCGACGACACGGGAGACGTGGTGCTCTGGCCGCGGGAGCAACTCGCCTCGGGCGCGTGGGTCGGCTGGACTCCGGAGGGTGCGCGCCAGCGTCTCCGAGAGGTAGGACCGCACGACGCCGCGAGCATCTATCAGGGGCATCCGCGCCCGCGCGGCGGCACCGTCTACCGTCAGCCCGATCGCTGTCTGGTGCCTCACCTCACGGGCTCCCGGCTAGTGATCGGCGCGGACTGCGCGGGCACCGACGGACCGCTGTCCAACCACTCCGTCTTCGTGGCGCTCGCGGTGCGCGGCTACGGCGAGACAATGACCGCCGACGTCGCGGGCATCCTGAGGCTGAAGCTCCGACCCGAGCACGCGGCTCCTCCGGTCCTGGCGTGGCAGCGGAGTTTCGGCGGCACACCGCTTCACATCGAGGCGACACGCGACGGGCGCGACCTCGGCGCGGCGTTGCAACGCATCGCGCCCGGCCTCGCGATTGCCTACGTCGGCGCGACGGGCGATAAGTTTCTTCGAGCGCAACCCTCCGCGGCGGCGTGGAACGCGGGGCGCATTCGAGTTCCGGTTGACGCACGCACAATGCGCTCGACGACAGACGACGACCTATCCGATTTCGTGCGCGTGACTACCCGGTTCACGGGTATGGGTGACGCGCACGACGACGACGTTGACGCGCTATCGCATGCGTGGTCCGTCGCGCAGACCCCAGCTCCCGTCAACCGCACCGTCCGCGAGAGCGACCACGACTTCTAGCGGTTGCGACGCCGCGGCCCATATGCGACGCTGTCCGTCAATCTCATGATGCACAATGCCTCGACAGTCGCCGCCGCCCACACGTCCCGCGAGGCGGTCGCACTCGGGGAGGACGAGCGGTATTGGACGCTCAATCGGCTCGAAGCGCTCTGGAACGGACAGCGCCACCGTCTCGACCCGCGGCCTAGTTTCTGGGATACGAGCGTGCCGCTTCGCGACCGCGCTCCCGCGGTCCAGGCGTCGCTTGCGCGCTCGGCCGGAATGCGCCTCGCGCACATGGTGGCGGGTGAGCGGAGCTTCCCGATGGTGCGAGTCGCCGCGTCGGGCTACCGCGTCGCGCTCGACGAGGCCGCGCACACGGCGCTCCAGTCGCTCGCGGCTGAGATCGTCACGGCCGCGCGCCTCCCGGTGCGCTTCCGCGCGTACTTGATCGAGGGGCTGAAGACCGGCTCCGCGGTGTGCGTCCAGTCGCTCGCGTACGGCAAGCCGTGCATCCAGATCCTCCCGGCGAAGTGGTGCACTCCGACGCGTGACGCGAGCGGGTGCATCGTGCGCCTGGTGATTCAGTACAAGCACCCAGATACACAGGGCGTACTCTGTGTCTACCGCCGTGAGATCGGCGGCGGGTACGACCGCGCGTATCAGACGGTGCCAGCACAGCGCCTCGTTGACGCGGGCTTCGAGTGGAGCTCCGTTCCGATTGCGAGCGAAGTGCCCATTGCATTCGTCCCGGTAGTGTGGACGCGCTCCATGTGCGAGGCCGTCGAGGAGGGCTCCTCGATCGACGGGCACGCGCTCGCCGAGGGACTCGAAGACGAGCTCGACGCGATCGACATGGAGTTGAGTCAGCTCTACCGAAACGCCCTCTACAACGGCGACCCGCAGCTAGTGCGCACGGGTGTGGACGCGACCATGCCAGCCATGCCGATGGGTGCGGCCGGGCGCGAGTCGCACGGTGGGTTCTCGTACTTGAACAGCGTGCTGCCCAACTGGCTCGGGGGCGGCCCGCCGAAGTCAACGCTTCAGAAGGCGCCCGGTAAGATTTGGGATCTTGCCGTCGGCTCTGACGCCAAGATGTTGGAAAGCACCGGCGCCGGCGCGGGCATCATCACGTCGGCGCTTGACAGGCTGATGCGGGTGACCACCGACGCGCTCGGCGTCGTGATGATCGACCCCGCGGCTATGGGTAGCGGAGACGTGTCGGCGCGCGCCCTCGCGCTGCTCTACGGGCCGCAGCTGGACACGGCCGACAACCTCCGCGTCGAGTACGGCGCGGCGCTCGGGGAGATCGTTGACCAACTGCTGCGCTTGTGCGCGGGCGCGGACGCGGCGCGCGACGGCGTGCGTCTCACGTCGTGGGACGCGGCGCGCCCGGCGCTCGCGCAGTGTTGGGCGGCGGACGCGACGGGTATGCGGATGTGGAATGCGCCGCCGATCGCGCTCACCTGGGGCGAGTACTTCGAGCCGTCGTGGTCCGAGATCAGTGCTGCCGTGGACGCCGCGACGAAGGGCGTCGAGGGTCGCGTGCTCTCGCGCCGTCGCGCGGTGGAGTTACTCGCGCCGCTGACGGGTGCGGCCATGCTCGCCGACGAGATGAGCGCGATTGACAACGACAGCGCGGACAGCAACGCGGCGGTGTCCGCCACGCTCGGTGCTCTGCGCGACGAGCCCGCGGCCGTTGACGCCGCGCCTCAGATCGACGTGGCATCGACGGCGCTGAACGGCGCTCAGGTATCGTCGCTGCTCGAAACGGTGACGGCCGTCGCGACGGGGCAGCTACCGCGCGCTTCGGGTGTGGCGCTGCTCCAGGCCGCGTTCCGACTCCCGGCCGCGGAGGCCGAGGCGATCATGGGTGAGGTCGGGCGCTCGTTCTTCGCCTCGACTGGTGACGTCGGGTAGTGCCGATCTTCAACGACAGCGGGCGCATTGGCGCGCCCACGCCACTCGCTCGCCCTGAGCAGATTCGCGGCGCACGCGAGCCGCAGCGCACCGGCACGACGGAGCGCGAGCGGAGTGCTCAGCGCGGCGAGATCACGCGCACGATTCGCGACACCACGAAGGGCGTCGAGATCGCGCTGAAGGTGCCGGGTATTCACTACTCGGGAATGACGTACGACAAGCTCATCGGCATCCTCGCGGCGCAAGGGCGCGACTTCGCGGCGACGACTCCCACCATGCGCAAACACATGGTCGCGGAGGTGACGATCGTTTATGAGAATGCCGTCAAGGTGCCGACCATGAAGGCGCTGAAGGAGTCACTCGGGGAGTCGGCGCTCGGGTGGATCGTGCGCCGCTTCGCGCACAAGGTCCGCGACGAGCGCCTCGCCGCGCTCTCTCCCGCGTACGCGAAGTCGAAGAAGCGCGACGGCTACGGTCGCAATCCAATCGGTGTCCGGACTGGTGCTCTCGCGGCACGCGTCCAAGATTTCGGAAAGGTCAAACTCAAGTGATCCCTCACGCACTGGATATCCACGCGCTTCTCATCGCTCGCGCTCCAGACGACGCTCCCGCCGTCAGTGTCTCCGACTCCGCGGTGGTGCTGTCGTATCTATCCGGCGAGAGCTACACCGCTCGGGTGTCGGCCGACTTCGAGGTGCTGCGAGTGCTCGACGGGCACACCGTGATTTCGAGTGAGGTGGCAGGGACTAGCGTCGGGGCGCGGGTTGTGCTGTGGTACGGCCCGCAGGTGGTGCAACCGCCGCCCGCACCCGTGTCGGCGAAGAAGAAGTAGTCACCATCGCCGCCGCGTGCGGCACGAGAATCACACATGGCCACCGTCACCGCAGTAGTCCAGAATGTTCAGATTGAGCGTGGCAACGACGACGCCCGCGCCGCCGCGATCGGCAACCTCAAGCGCGCCACCGTGTACTTTGACAACGGCGGCGTTGCCGTTACCGGGCCTTCCGTTGGCGACGTGTTGTCGATCAACCTCGCGACCGCGATCCAGAATCACGTTCGCAACGGCAAGACCGTGTCAATCCAGACTGCTTCGATCTCTCAGGCGCTCACGACTCAGCTCCTCGCCGCGCCCTTCACCGAGGTCACCGTGGCGGGCTTCATCAACGCCCCGATCTCATCGCTCGCCACCGTGGTCATCGCGCCGAAAACCGACGGATATTTGACTGGGTCGACGGCGGGCGTAATCGCCGACTCGACTACCGCCACGGTCGTCCGTCCGTACGCCGTCACCTGCGCGTACACCGAGGCGTGAGTTGAACCCCGAACAAGCCATCAGCGCCGAGGCGCTGCGAGTCGCGAACGTCCACGAAACCGTGGTCGTACTGGCGTCGCTCGCGGGCGTGGACGTAAGCGCGCTGAAGAGCAGCACGTTCACCTTCGACAAGAGCGGTGACGTCACCTTCGAGGTGGTGAGCACCGACGGCAGCACCGACAGCGGCGTGCTCAAGGCCGCCGACATCCTCAAAGCGAACATGCTCGTCGAGGAGGCCGAAGAGGCCAGCGAAGAGCGTCCGTCCACACCGCCTCCGGCCATGCCCGTAGGCTGACTCCAGGAGCACCATGAGCGACCCGACGATTACGCCTCTCGCCCCGTCCACCGAAGTCGCCACGCCCGCCGTTGCGGTGCCTGTGGTCGCGGCCACGCCGCCCGTCGTCGTCGCGCCCGTGGTGCCTCCCGCCGCGCCCGTCGTCGCCGCGCCGCGGGTGCTGAATCCCTACGCGTCGCCGAAGGTCGCGGCCCCGCCCGCCGACCCGCGGTACACGGCGCTCGAAGCGTCCGCGGCGGCATCGTCCGCGGCGCTTGGACGCCACGCGGCAAGTGTGCTTGCGGAGGCTCCCGAGGGTCTCCGCAACGCCGTCCGCGCCATTGCGGGCGACGACCCAGTGCGACAGCTTGACACCCTCGCGGCCATGCGGGCGCACGGGCTCGGCGGCTCCATGCCGTCGCTCCCGGTCGGCGCGTCCACCGCGGTCCCGTCGCAGCAGCCCGTGCCCGCGGCTCCGGTCAATCCGGACTCGTCGGCGCTTGCTCGCTACGAGGAGCTCGAAGCGCGCGGCGCGCACATGATGGCCGCGGTGCACCTCTCGTCCAACGGCCCGGCCATCGCCCGCGCCAAGGCTCTACGTCCGTCGTGATCCCCCTCTTCGTCGCGAGCGTTGACTCGCACAGGTCCATCTGATGTCCGTCTCACGCGTCACGCTCCCGAACGAATTCTACGATCGCACCAGTGCGATGATGCTCCGTACGCCGGAGCCGCAGTATCTGTATGCGCAGCTTGTTTACCTCGCCGACCTGAACGCCGAGTTCCGTCGCGTTGGTGACATGGGCCTCACCGCCGAGCGCAGTATGCCCGACGTCGGCCCGGCGGCTATGCAGTTCCAGTTGATGCAGAGCATCATCGCGGGGCAGATGCCCTACGCCGAAGCGATCGTCGTCTCCGACGAGCTCGCGCCCGGTAAGCCCGGCCACACCATCCGCATGAACCGCCCCGTGTTCAGCGGCGGCGGGTACACCGCGGCCGCGCGTACCATCGCCGCGTCGCAGACCATCAGCGTCGTCCCGGTGGACCTGACGCAAGAGCAGGTGTCCATCACCATCGCTCGCCGCGCCGGTCCCTACGACGCGGTCAACTCTCGCGTGGCTCCTCGCGCGGTGGACCGCCTCGACGCCGAGCGCGGAGTGCACTCGATCGCGTCGATCGTCGGCATCGACCTCTACCGCGACCGGTTGAAGTTCGTGGACTCGGTCTACGGCTCGCTCTTCGACGCGGGCTCCTCGATCATCTTCCCCGGCGACCCCAACGGCGCGCTCACCACCGACGCCGCGGCCTTCCCCGCGGGCACCGTCGCGGGCCAGCGCTCGATGGACTTCCAGGCGCTCTTGCAGATGCAGGAGAAGCTCACGCTGAACAACGTCCAGAGGTTCGCCAACGGGCAGTTCGTCGCGATCCTCTCGCCGCGTCAGGTGCGTCAGCTCCAGACGGATCCGGACTTCGTGCGCCAGGCTCCCTTCACCCCGGCGCTGAACCCCATCAACCCGCTCTCGCAGTCGCTGGTGCGCAGCATCGCGGGCATCGACGTCTACATGTCGAACACCCAGACGATCGACTCGGCCACCGTCGGCGCGGCGTGCCCGATCGACCACGGCTCGATGTTCGGCCCTGGCGCTCTCGGCCGCGTGTCGAGCGGCCCGTGTCGCGCGGCCGCGTCGGCCGACGACAACTATGGCGAAACCGCCAAGGTGATCTGGATCGCCTACGAGGGCGAGGCCATGCTGGACAACCGGTTCGTCGTCAACGTCCACTCCTGCTGATCGAAGGAAGAAGGACACACTATGGCTCTCCAGCGTATCGCTGCTCCCTCTCTGCCAATCCTTACGTCCGTCAATGGGACGAAGCGCACGGGCGTCGCTCTCAACTCGGACGTGTACCAGTTCGGTACGCTCATCCTCGACTGCGCGTGCTCGATCGTCACGGGCTCTATCGTCGCCACCTTCGGCGTCGAGGGCTCCGTCGACGGCACCACCTGGGTGCCCATCAAGGACATCAGCAACGTCTCGACGGTGACGCTCAGCGCCACCGGGACCGTCGCCCTCGCGGTGCCCATGGCCGCGTACAGCTTCCAGCAGGTGCGCGCCGTCGCGACGCTGTCGGGCGCGTCTGTCGTCGGTGACACCACCACGGTCACCTCGCGGTACGTGCCGCGCGGCAAGCTCTGGTAGTCGCCTCGGGCCGCACGCGCCGGGGCTTCGGCCCTTGCGCGCGCGGCCGCTCCCGCCTCCGCTCGGCTCTGACTGAAGGGACACCGCATGACGACACTGAGCGCAGACGAGATCGGCCGCATCAAGACAGAGGTTCTCGACAACGTGCTGGACATCGGCGCGATTCCGTACGTGGCGATTCGCGCCATCTACGACATCATCCAGCAGCACGTCGTGTCGTCGACGATTGCGCCCACTACGTCGGCGACTGCGGTCACCGCGACGGGCGCAGCGGTGCTCACGCTCGCGAGCGTCACCGGCTTCGCGTCCGCGTCGCGCGTAGTGATCGACGTGGACGGCACGCGCGAGGTCGTCACGGTGCGAGCGGTGACGGGCTCGACGATCAGCGTCGTGTGTCGGCGGCTGCACTCGGGTACGTACCCGGTGGAAGTCGAGTCGCCACTCACGATTGTGCGCGGGCTTCTCTCGGACCTCGCGTCACTCGACGACCAGGAGCAAGACGCCACGGCAAGCGCCGGGCTTCGCGTCGTTGACGAGGTCCAGTGGTTCGGCGGCTCGGGCGAGCAGACGATCGCACAGGCGCTACTCGCTCGACGCGCTGAGCTACGCGATCGCCTCGCGCGTGCGTGCGGTATCTCCTACGTGC